TTTGTGTTCCAATACCTGCTTCACCAAATAATTCAACACCTTCTACAAAAATCTCATCTCCAGTTGCAAATGGTGGATTTACAAATCCGTTTATTGGAGTTTCTAAAATACAAGTAACTATTCCACTTCCACCACCAGTCATGGAACTAATACCAACACCATTAGAGTTATTAACAGTAACAATTCTATGAGTTACTGATTGCAATCCCTGAATAGGTGCAATGATATTAATATCAGATATTGATTGATGTGGTGTAGTTGCAGTTAATGAAGTATCATCTACAACTGTATCACTTTCTGGATTATAAACAATAACATCTGGTGCAGATAAGAATTGATTACCACCATCTATAACATTAATACCTTTAATGCTATCTACATTATCAATTCTAATTACAGGAGAAACAAATGCTTCTGGACTTAATGTTTTATCTGATGGATATTCATAACCTATATCAAGTATTCTTACATCATTAATTCTTGCAATTGATGTAGAAAGTGCCACGATATTTGCATTTGTTCCATCTGAACTAACAACTCTTTCAAATTTTGGTATTTTCTTATAATTAACACCCTTAGAAATTACTTTTACTTCTTTAATTGGACCAAGTACAGACTTAGATTCTGTTGAATATTCTAATGTTTCACATTGGTCTGCTTGATATGAAAGAAGTTCTGGAATTTTTGTTGGAGAAACTTTGAATGTATCTGAAGTTATTCCAAATATCTTATAATCACCACTATAAGCACTATCTACAAATTTAATTTCAGAATAATTATCAACTAATGGATCAGCAGTACTAATATATCCACCTTTCTCTATTGCATAATAGAGTTGAGTTGGAGTAGTCTCAGAGAATGAGAGTGATACAGTAGATGTTGTTCCAACACCAACAGTACCAACACCAGTTCTATTAAATATGCTACTATCTTGAGAACTAATAAATTCATTTTTAAATTCTTTATCGTAGAAGAACTTAAGTCTATATCCAGATAAAGAAGGATCAGAAACATTAAATGATAACTTGGCATTTTTAGTTACTTTAAGTTGTGGATTAATTAAAGCAACAGTATGATTTTGACCTCCTATTGATTTAATATCAACCAATAAAGGTGGTTGATTCTGTACATCACTTAAAGTTTCACCTAAACTAAATTGATTTGAATTTTCTTCATAAACATAATAACAAGGATTATTCAATCCATTTGCAGGATCATCACTCTCATATAAAACTCTATCACCAGTTTTAAATCCATGATTATTAATTGTAATTCTATTTTCTGCTTGATCTATGCTAGTTGAGTTAAATCCAACTCTATTAACCAATAATTTTTGGAATTCTGAGTTGAAGATAAGACTCAATGGTGCAGTACTACCTACTCCAACAACAGTATTTGGTATAACATTCAAATTAACTACTTCATTATTACTTAATCCGTGAGTAGTAGTTCTTGCTGCTCCAATATTTGTAAGAACTGTTGCTGTAATCTTATCAACATCACCAATAACTTGATTATGGTTAGATTCTAAAGCATATTCAAAATCATCAGATCCATTTCCGTGGAAGAATAATCCTTCACTTGTACTACCTATTGAAGTTCTCTCAGTTACAAGACCAATATAATTTTGTCCCTTATTAATAGCATATACAGTGAAAGTATCTGTTGTTACGTCAGGAAGATTAAATAAATTATTTGCTGTAGTACCAATTCCAACAATTAATGAAGTTGCAGTTCCCTTCTTAGTAAATGTTAGTTCTTGACCATTAACGAATGGATGATTTGGTAGATATATTGTTCTTGTTGGAATAGGAACCTCTTTTGTAGTTTCCCCAACAGTATAATCAACACTAATACCACCACCTTCAGTAAGACCAATACCAACAGATTGATGTGCATTAAAGTAAACTTTATCATTAAGAGAAGATTCAAACTTTTCAACTTTAACTGGTATTGTAATTTCTCTATTTAAAACATCTAATTTAGAACCATAAGTATGAGCAGCTCCTACACCATATCTTTTTACTCTTAATATAGAACCTACATCGTAGATATTAAGAACCTTAACAATCTCATCATCATTAATTTTTATAGATGAACCAATTGAAACGGATTTTGGAATTACATCTACGTAAATATCATCAACCCTTCCAGTAACGAGTGGTTGATATGTCATAGATTGAGCAAGTCCAATCTTATCAGTTGAAACACCAACGGTAAATGAATTTGTAAGATGAACTATTGAACTACTTAAACCTGATATAGAAACAGAATCTTTATCATTTAACTCAAAAAATGGAGAGTATGTTGCAGATACTTCCGTACCAGATTTCCAAGTAAATACTGCATTTTCAAATCTATTCAATTCAGTCGTAACACTAGAAACTGCAATACCAACTAGAGATTTAACCTGTCCTCTAAGACCTGTTCCATTAGTTCCAGAATTGTCAAAATCTGTAAAATCGCCAACTTTATATCCATCACCACCATCTAAAACTACTAAACTATCAATTTCTCCAGTAGTTACAGATTCAATAGTTGTTAACTGTCTTAAGAATTCATTAGATTCTACAATAAAATCATTATCTGCTAATGCATTACCAACTTTGTATGGGAAAGTATTTCTTGCTAAATTAGAATTATTAAAGTCAAATTCCTGTGTTAATGTAGTGTTTGATGAAATATATGGTGATCTATAAGTTTTACCTATAAAGTAAGGGAAACTTGGTTCTAAATCAGTTGTTTGCTGACTAGGTGCTACACTAGCAAAATAAGCGTAAACTCCATTTGGAAATTCATTAGTTTTACAGAATCTACCATTATGCTCATCAAGTGTACCTGATCCATTATAATACCAATCATCAGTGAAATATCCTTCTTCAAATTCAGTTATCGAAGGACGATCTACAACTTTAGAAGCATCTAAAACATATCCAGAAGTTACAATTCCTACATTAGGACCTAATTTAGTAGTATCAGTATATCCATATGGACCATAAATGGGATTTCCATCATACGCCCAACCAATAATTGGAGAATGCTTTGTTCCATCATCTCCAAAATATTCTCTAATAGATGATTCATACCCATGAACACTTAGATGTAAACTATTATCTCCCTCAGAATCTAAACTATAATTACCTTGTCTCTTACTATTATCAATTGTTAGTGTTCTAACTCTTGGTTCAAACTTTGCATTCTTTCCTCGTGCTTTAACACTAAATGTAACTTGAGATGCAGTATATCCAATACCAGAATTAATTACATCTACACCAGTTAATCTTCCTTCACTATTGATGGTTGGTTTAAGAACAGCACCATTTCCTTTAACGTTAGTAGTTGTAAATCCTACAGCATCTATAGTAATTTCTGGAAGAGAATAATATTGCTGTCCTCTATTTAAAACTTGAACATCAACTACTTTACCATCTACTATAGAACCACTTACAATAGCACCTTTTCCATTTTCAACAGTTACTTTTGGATTTTTCTGTAAATTTAATACTTTTGATCCATATTTGGTTCCATTTTCATACAAATAAGTATCAATTATTTCACCAGTAACAACTGGAGTGAAATTAAAGGTTCCAGTAACAGTTGATGCAAAAGAAACTTGTGCAGTTACTTTAATATCTGGGAACTTAAATGTCTGGAATCCTTCACCTTGAGATTCAAATCCAACATAGTCACGTCTTTCAAAATTAGTTCTAGTTAAAGATCCACCTATTGTAGAACCAGCATCTGCTAATCTAAATGAATCATCATCAACCTTTAACACATGATAAGAATGTGTTGTATCCAATCCACCAATTGAACTTGCGTTCAAATAATCTTCTACTTTTATCTCATATATCTTTGAAAGACCAGTATTAACTGCCAACGCACCCATACTATATCTCTTACTACCAACTATAAATGATTCTCCAGTTGTATTAGTTCCTACATCAATATAATTTACTGTAAATGTATAAACTCCAGTAGAAACATTAAGTCTTACTCTGTTTACAGGAGCAATACTATAGACAAAATCTAAAGAAGTTTGCCAATAACCAGTTCCAGTATTTTCATATTCAACAAGATCACCATCACTAAATCCATGTCCCTTAAAGTTTATCTTTGAATATGCTGTAGAAACATTAGATGGTTTAATATGTAATTTTCTATATTGATAACCAGAACCAGAATTTATTACTTTAACTGACTGTAATGTTTTCTTAGAACCTGTTCTAAACTTATGAGTACCTGCAGCATTAGTTGCAGTTGAAATACCAATGGTGTTAATACCAGCCATTGCATCATCATAATTTTTAAATAACTGAATTGTGCTTGAATTAACTACTCTAACGTTATATCCAGCACCAGTTGCTAATCTACCACTAGCAGTGTTTGAAACATCACCATATACACCTATACCAATTGGTAAATTTCCATTACTATTATAGTAAATAAGATCACCATTATCTAAGAAATGCTTCTTCTTAAATGTAATTGTCTCATCTGCAATGGATAATCCACCAGAGAAGAAAATATCTCTACTATCAAACTCTAATTCCCTATATCTTATACCAATAACTGGTTCCAAAATACAACCAGTTCCATTACCACCAGTTAATGATATAGCTTTTACTTCATCTATATCAAAATCATGAGGATCTACAAATACTTGCTTAACAGATCCACTAATAACAGGTTCAACTAATGCAGTAACTCCAGCACCAATGCTATCATCAATAGTTAATCTTGGTGGATTTATTACATCATAACCTTCTCCACTGTTATATACATCCAAAGAATCAATAGGACCATAATAAATGTAATCATCAGATATTGGTGTCCTGATCTGAACACCATCAATTAATACTCCAATGTTATTAACTGGTTTTTCATTTTTACCAGAAACATATAAATCTTGACTTAATGGGAATTTCTTAAGAATTTTATTAGCAGATAACTTTTTATCATACTCAGATTCTTTTGTAAAAGTATGAGTGGAAGTTATTGCAAGTCCTTCAGCAGCAAATCTGATAGAATTTACTACATTACCTATCATTCCCCTAGAACGATAAAGTCTAATCTTACCAGGTTTCTTCTGAACTATTTCAACATAATAGGTTGTACCAGAAATTAGATTAGTTAATGGATTAGTTGATGAATAAACTACAGCATCTCCAGTAATTAATTCAATTTCATCATTATTACCAGATAAAATTACATTATAATCCTTAGTTACATTACTATAACCTTCTAATTTATCAGTTGTAGATGTTATTTCAAGTAAAGTTGTTTTAAGTGATGAGGGTAATGTATAACTTGGTAGAGAGTTAGACGCAACATATCCATCTACATCATCATCAGTATATACGTTTAATATATCAGATATAACATTTCCATTACCTTCTTCTATTTCTATACCACTACTACTTGCCTTATTTAATTTTCGTCTTAAATCATAGTATAAACCAACAACAGGAGTAAATCCACTTAAACCAGAAACTATTATTACATTACTTGATGGATCAATATTTGTAACTTGAACTAGTGGAACTTCAACATTTTCAGAATTTCTACTTAAAATTTCAGCTCTATCACCAACTTTTAAACTAGATTTATCAATCGAACTTGATAATGAGATAGTAGAACCAGAAATTTCCGAAATTTGATATCTACTACTAGTATTGTATATCCAAGAATTAGCAAATACCTCTTTATAAGTGCTATCTATAGTTGTATTTGGTATAGATTCACCAACATTCTTAACAAAAATTCTTTCTCCTTCAGAAACTAAAGAAATATCCGAAATAGTTTTAAACTCTGATAAAACACCAGTTATTCTTAAATCTACTCTTTTTGTTAGATCCCCATCTTCATATCCATATACAACCTCATCTGCTCTAACATCAGATCCAATACCAATGTTTTCTATTATGTTAGTACATCCAAAGAACTGATTAACTGATTTTGAAGTATATGTAATTGAATTAATTCCACACAAAACATAACCAGTCTGATCAAATCCAATTGTAGAATCTACAGAAATAATAGAAGAACCTATTGAAACAGGTTCCATTACCTTTGATCTACCAGGAATGGTAAATGTTCCTTCAATTAGATCTCTATCAGAATATCCAACAAATAATGAGATCTTATAATATACCTTTTCATTTCTAGTTAATATCTCAACCTCAGAAACTGAAGCACTTGTTCCAGAATCATTGGACTTAGTAATTGTTTGTCCAACAAGTTTTTGAGGATTACCACTAATCCTATCAGCAATTATAACTTCTCTTCTTATAAACTCTGCACTAGAAGGTTTAAATAAACGCTCTTCTAGATCTAATATTATAGATTCTTCTCCATATAGAACCTTTAATAAAATCCTTATAGATTCTTCAATACCTTTTGATTGGTAAAAACTTCTTGCATGTTTAATAAAGTTACCAACATCAAGATCTTGAGCAAAATCATTATCCTCTAAACCAGGTAAGAAGGTTTTCTTTAACTTTTTGTAAAATTCTTGTATGAATAATACACTTAAGTTGGTGACAATTGCACCATTAACATGAGATTCTGCCTTTGTATTTTCAAATATTAAACCTTCTCTATTAACATTATCTAAAGATGTTGATATTCCAACTTCAAATCCACTTACTCCACTAAAACCACGAAGACAACCTGTAAAAGTAGTGGTTGTTTTAGCAGTATAAGTTATAATTTCACTACCAATTTTTAAAAGACCATATGTATCTGGGAATCCTTTAGTTGATTCAACAGTAATAGTTGTATCTGAAGTAGAAACATCAGAAGATAATGTAGTAGTTCCATAAACAACCTCTGGAACTAAATTATCAACTCTTAAATACTGATCTAAGTTGTCAATTAAATCTGTCGTACCACCTTGAAATTCTTGCGAAAGGTAATATGACTTTAAAAAATCAACAGCAAGAGGAAAATCTGACCTTACAAATTCAGGCAGCTGACTCTCAACTATTCTATTAACCTGAACTCTCTTATCAATACCTATGCTCATTTATTTCCTCTCTAAATCTCCGTTAGAATAACTTGATGTGTAGTAATCTCTTGTGAATACAACGCCAGAAACATCTTCTCCAGAAGCAATTACGTCCTTGATCATATTTATCTTACTATTAGAAACATCAAAACTGAGATACAAATCCTTCAATCCGACTACATCATTTGAATCAGGGAATGCTTGAATTTCTATAAGATTGTTTGCTGCTACCGTTGAAGTAATATTTAGTGTATTTAAAATGATTTCACCTTTAGTGTAATCAACTGTTCCTGCTGATTTAGCAATAACTTGTAATTCTTCCTTTCGATTTTTTGCAATTACACTCAAAACACCTTTTCCACTTCCATCTAAGCTACCATCTGCATTCTTATTTGGAACATCTGTAATGAATACAGTATCTCCTGATCCGTTTATAGTAAACCCAGTACTCTTTATATTAAATCCTGCAGGATTTATATGGAACTTATTACCAAAACATAATTCATATTGTGCAAATTGATTAAGAAGTACTTTCATGTCTCTTCTAATCTTCAATTTTGTAATGTTGGAAGTAATTGAACTATCAACTCTATCAATTAATTGAAGTATCTTACTATATTTAAATCTTCCACCAAATTTATTAATATCTACAGTCTCAGAATAATCTCTTAAAGATTGTAAAATTTTAGATTGTAGGTTATTAGCATTTGAAACTTGAGTAGTGTTATAATAAACTGTACTATCAATTTCAACATATAGTATCTTAAGATCTATAATTTCTGAGTTAATTCCAGCGATTGCATAATTTTTTAACTTACTTTTAATTTGTTGCTTATCAAAATCTGAAACATATGTTCCATTTTTTGGTTTAATGCTAATTTGAACTTTACCAAATTGAGGTGGATTCAATTCCTCACCACCAATTACCGCAACAGACTCTGTTCTGGGATAAATTGACTGTATAATTGCCTCATAATCTCTAGGTGTAACCGCCCTGTACTGTGCAGAATACAATCTAGGAGCAAAATACTTAATGGAGTTAATATTCTCCATATCAGCACCGTTTGTCGCACCATTAACAGTGTTTACTGTGATACCACTAGTTGGGATTACGGTTGTTGGATTTACAGAAGTGTTAGGATCCTTATCAGTAAATACTCCTTGAAAATCAAATGATGATGCACCATTACTTGCTGCACCATCAGTAACAATATATCTTACGGTTATGATTGAATTATTTTCTAATTTTCTACCAAAATAACCATCACCGAATAATATTTCATATTTTTCATCTTGAACTTCTTGTATAAAGAAGACTTCAGAATTTTTATCGATATTGAGAATATTATCAATCATGGCATATTCTCTACCTATACCATCATCAGCAGAACCAGATACAAATACTTTAATGCTAGATGCATCAATACTTGGGTTTTGTAATAAAAATCTTTGATCTACACTATTATTTGCTAAGAATTGTACCTGTAATACTGTTCCTTGAGAAACTTCTATTGGATCAGTAGCACTTCCAAATGATGCAACACCATTTTTAATAGCAGCATGTAAGGGTTGAGCTACTGAGAACCTATATGTAGTGTTATTTGCACTTCCTACACACACTAAACCTGGTTTTAAGTACAGTAAAGGTTCAGTTGAATCAGTTTCTACATCAAAGTAAATTGATGCCCTTGCAGAAGATTTTGAACGGGGTATATAACCAATATTTCTTGCTAGAGAAACAACATTTTCTCTAACATTTGCTGAATCTAGAAATGACTCATTAGCAACTAAGTTTGCATTAAATGAATTAATGTATGTGTTATATGCTAAAGTGTCTATTAAAACTGAAAAGTTAGATCCTTCAAAATCAAAATCACTAAAATTACTATTTGCACGAAGATAAGACCTTATCTGAGCCTTAATTTCATCAAAATCTAAACTTGTAAATTGTGTAAAAGGCATATTATTATCTCGTTGGTTCTAATAAAAAGGTAAATGTTTGTGTAGGTATTGGTAATCCCTTAATATCAAAATGAATAGTCACATTAAAAGCGTTTGAATCTATGTAAGGATCAACTTCTGCTCTTAAATTCTCAACTCTAGGTTCATAAACGGAAATTGTTTCATCAATTTGATCCTCTATAACCTTAGTTAATGTTGGATAATAATTTTCAAAGAGACTTGCACGTATATCAGTCCCTAAACTTGAGTTAAAAAACCTTTCTGTTGGGATTGTTTCTACTAAATTCCTTACAGACCGCACTATTGCACGTTCATTCCTTAAGATTGGAAGATCTTTCGTCACAGGATGTGGTTTGAAAGATAGACTTATATCTTTAAATGATTGTGATGTGCGTTGGACTGCCATCTAAATGGTATATTTAGTATTATCTCCCTTTATTTATACCTATTCTTCCGAAGTTTTTCTATGATGTTGTTCCTGTAGTGGGAAATGTATCTGCCCAAGAGGTAATTATATACTTTGTACCGCCAATTGGAGGGTTTCCACGATGAGTATGAGTCCAAAATGGAGGAAAAATCACAAATTTACCTGCTTGAGGTTTGACTCTTACATTTTGATATAAAAATTCTGTTTCTCCACCTTCAAAATTATCATTTAGGTATAACAATGTAACTAATTGGCGATAAGGACTTGAAAAAGTGTTGTCAGAATGCCATACATGGAACCCTTCACAAGGTTTAGTTCGTTGTATTTTACCAAATTTATGTTCAAAATTTCTAGTTTTTAATATTTCATATCTTTCCATATACTTTCTTAAAGCAATACCCGAAAGTTCATGCCATTTATAGTATATTGATTGCGTTATCATCATTGTCGCTTCACTTACACCCAATTCTGAACCCATAGAAAGGGTTTCATTCAAAAACATTTGAGTGTCTTTAGTGCTTATTGTATCTCTTGGAAATATAAAACCCTCCGACTTAACTAATATTTCAAAATAGTTAATTATTTCATCTATATTAATATCATCTGGATCAAATAAAAATTCAGAGATCATATTACCATGATGAATATGATCTATTAACCGAGGGGGGTTTGGCATTACTTACCCTGCCCCCTTCTTCTCTTTTTCGCTCTATTACGAGACGTAGCGGAAAATTTGGTATGTTTACCGTGTCCTTGACGAGATTTTTTTGGTGTTGCCTCTACAAATACGTTTCCGTTTAATCCTTTTTTGATTGCCATAATTAAATTTGCCTAATTTCAGTTCTTAAATGTTGTGGATCATGAGAACCATTATCATAAAATTCATATGCAAGGTCCTCCATAGCACTAAAGTATTCATCTTGGGTGAGATCTTCAAAAAGAAGTTTATCACCCTCAAAAATACTATATAACTCTTTGTTTTTC